GCGAGCGCGCAAGGTCGGCGCCCCAGCATACCGGCTCGGCCGACGACACCGGGCCGACGCAAGCCGCAACCGCGTCAAGCCCGAACGGGTTGCCGCCGTCATCCGAAGGTTCGGCAAGGTAGAGTTCGCGGAACACGTGATCCGGCAACACCCGCTTTGCGTCTTCGATTTCGGCGCGGTCAACGACACCGCCGACCACGGCATCCCATGCGGTGAGCCGCGCAAAATGGTGGTCCGGCTCACCGGCTTCGGCGGCGCGCGCTAACCGATAGTGCCAGTTGCTTCGGCCTCGCACGTTGCCGATTGCGCGAATCGGTCCGCGCGTTGCGGTGAGCGTTGACCGGACGGCAAACCACGCTTCGTCACGGCAACGGCTCGCTTCGTCAATGACCGCCGAGCGCACATCTTCACCGAATAGGTTGTCAGGCTGTTCACCGCTTCGGAATGCCCAACGCGCGCCGTTGACCAATCCGATTTCGAGCGTTGAACGCGACTTCGAAACGACCAGCGGCCGCGGTAGCATGCCGAGCGCGCGTTCATACGCCATGCGCGCTTGTGCATAGACCGGCGCAACCCACCAATGGACGCCGCCGTCTTCGATGACGCGGCCCATTTGCCACACCAAACAACCAAGCGTCTTGCCGGCCTTCGTGCTCGCTTCGATCACGACATAGCGCGCCGGATGGTAAATCGCTTCATGCTGCGCGGGGTATAGCGCCGGGAGTCTAATCCGCACCGGCCTTCACCGGGCTTGGTACTTCAACCGTCAAGACAACCGCGCCGGTGACTTCGGCGCCCTGTTCGTCAAGGCCAAGCAACCGCGCGCGGCGTTCCATGATGCGAATGGCCGCGGCAATCGCCTTTGCGCCGTCGGCGTCACCGTCGGCAAGCATTTCTTCGGCGCGGCGCCAAAGCCGATCAAGGCGCGCAAGTTCAACCGTTCGAACATCGGCCGCGGTTTCGGCGTAGCTTTCACGATGGTCGGCAAGCGCGTCGGCCACGTCTCGAAACGCCGTCTTGACGTCAACGCCGGTTGCTTTGGCAATCGCGCGAAACGTCCAACCCATTGACCGCAATTCGAGCGCGCGCGCCATCCTTTCTTGTCGCTTCTGTGTTCTCACGTTGCCCCCTTTGCGTTGCGCAGCTGCCAACCGTACCAGGCCAACAACACGGCATCGGCTTCGCCTTCGCCAAGTTCAAAGCCGGCAATTTCTTCGGCGGCCGCTTTGAGTCTCGCCTTGTGCGACGCGCGGCCGGTACGGCGCGAAGCCAAGCCGAGCGCCGATTGCCAGCGCCGCGGGTCAACGTCGAACCGCCGGACGCCATCAAGCGCGACGTCAAGCCGGCCGAGTTCGACACCAATGGCATGCGAAGACGCGCGGCCGTGCGATTGCAGCAACAACGGCCGCTCAACATACCATGACGACACGGCACACGAAGCGCGCGCTTCCTTTGCGCAGCGCCAAAGCGGTGAACGCTTCGGTTGCGCTTGCCAAGTCTGCCACGTCTCACCGTCGAACACGGCAACGCCGCCGCGCTGGCCTATGTCAACCCCGGCAATCATGCGCCGATGATACGCGCGCCGGCTCGAGCGCGCAAGCCTGCCCCACCGTGCCCCACTATGGTGGGGCAGAGCTAACCCGCCGACACCGTTGAACAAATCGCCGTGAAACATAAAACCGTGCCCCACCGGGGTGGGGCAGCGCAACCCTTTGCAATCGTTGCGGTTTTCGCCGTGAAACATCGAAATGCCCCACTTCCCGCACCTATACGTTGCATGAGCCTTGCGCGTGCGCGCACCCGCGCGCGTATAGGGATATGTTTTCGTGAAATAGTGGGGCATTTGATTCAATATATATATATACAACAATCATTTCATACACTTACGCCGCCCCACCCCGGTGGGGCACGACTTTCGCGAAAACTGCCAAATTCGCCAACAACGGCGGCAAGTTACGCGCCGCCCCACCCCAGTGGGGCACCGTGGGGCATTTTGGACATTGACAACCCATTGACCGGACGCTATCCTCTAAACGTCCATTATCTGCCAATGGAGGATTTCAACAATGGTTCACGAATGGAAGCGAAGCGGCCGCGTTGCCGCTGTTGAGTTGGGTGACCGTGACGACGGCAAGCGGTTCGCGCTGGTCACGGTTCACGATGACGGGACGGTTTCGGCCGCGACGCCGCATGACCTGGCCAACTTCGGCCAACGTCGCCGGCCGTGGTCGGTTGCCGGTGTTGAGTCGGTTGCATCACTTCGGTCGCGCGAAGCGGCCGCCAAAGCATTCGCGAGGTTGACGGCATGAGGGTTCAACGCGAGGAGGTCATTGCAGCGATTCACAAGCAGCGCGGGGAGTTCATGACCGCCGACGTTGCCGCGACGCTTGGCGTTCATTCGCGCCGGGTGTCGGGTCACATGGAATCGCTTGGCGACGCTGGCCAATTGAAGCGCGTTCGCATGGAAAGCGGCCGCTATATTTGGCGGCACGGTTCAAATTGGTACGTGCCGTGTGAACAGGTTGCCGACGAAGTGTTGACGGCTTGCGCGCAGCTTGCCGCGCCGTTCACGTCGGCCGACGTGACCGAAGCGACGGGCTTGAACCCGTTGAGCGCGGCAACGGCGCTTGATTCGTTGCGCCGTCGCGGCAAGCTGGTCGCGGCGCCGCGAGAAGGGTTGCGCCGGCGCTATACGTTGCCGACGCCGGACGGTGCCGAATGGTTGCCGACGAACGCGGCCGCTGAACGGCTCGGCATTCACCGGCGCACGTTGCAGCGCCGAGCGAAGCTCGAGAGACTGCGTTCATTCCTTTCAGACGGGCTGGACGGTGCCGACGACGACGAGATAGCCGAGTACCTGTCCGCGCGGCTTGGCGACCCTGCAGACGCCGTTCGGTCGCTTCGAACGGCTGCAGCGGACATGACACGCTATGCTCGGACTGGCGAACGAGAGGCGATCCGGGCCCAGCCGGACGACGCCGAATGGTTGCCGACGAACGCGGCCGCTGAACGGCTCGGCATTCACCGGCGCACGTTGCAGCGCCGCGCAAGGTCCGGCGAGTTTTGGACGCGAACCGGGGCAAACGGCGCGACTGAATATCTGCTTGAGGCCGAAGCCGAAACCGAAGCGCCGAACATCGCGCGCGCGTTGGAGCTTGCGCGCGAATTGATTGCCGCGTTGGAGGCCGCACGATGACTTGCGCATCCTGCAAACATTACCGGCCCAACAAGTTCGGCAACCGGTGCGCGCTTCATGATTGCCGCGTCCGGCCTTCGGAATGGTGCAACGACCATGAACCGGCGCCGCGCGAATCGGTTGACGAATGGCTTGCCAAGCACGGCCCGCCGAAGCGCGAACCGGTCCGGCCGGATTACTCGCGATGCAAGGCGCCGGCTTCAACGCTCACACGTAACCAGCGCCGGCAACGCACTGACATGGGGTTCACGTGGCTTCAATGACTGTCGGTTCACTGTTTGCCGGCATCGGCGGGTTTGACCTAGGCCTTGAACGCGCCGGCATGCGCGTCGCTTGGCAATGCGAGATTGACCCCGATGCGCGCGCAATACTCGCGAAACACTGGCCGAAGGTGCCTTGCTATGGCGATATCAGAAGAATTGACTGGTCAACCGTCGAACCCGTTGACGTCATTTGCGGCGGTTACCCATGCCAACCGTTCAGCTGTGCGGGCAAGCGTGAAGGCGAGTTTGATGAACGCCATCTTTGGCCGGAAGTTGCCCGATGCGTTCGCGAGCTTCGACCCCGGTGGTTGCTGTTGGAAAACGTCTCAGGCCACCTTTCACTGGGCTTCGGAGCCGTTCTCGGAGACCTGGCCGCGCTCGGGTATGATGCGTGGTGGGATTGCATACCAGCTGCGGCCGTCGGCGCCCCGCACCTTCGCGATCGCGTGTTCGTCGTGGCGTGGCGAGTTGATGGCGACACCGACGACAAAGGCCAACCAGCTGGCGCCGAGCATGATGAAACACCCCGGATGCCGCGCAATTGCGGGGTTGTTGCCGACGCCCGTGGCAAGCCTCGAACGGAACGCACTACTATCGGACGCGCAAGCAAGACGAGCCAATCGGCGCGTTCATGTGACGTCGGTGCTTTCTGCTCGTGGAATTCAGGGCCGCCTGTCTCCCCAATTCGTCGAGTGGATGATGGGGTTCCCGCTCGACTGGACGCGCCTCGACTCCGCGGACTAGGCAATGCCATCGTTCCGCAAATTCCCGAAATGCTTGGCCGCATCATTGTTGAGGTTGACCGATGTTCGTGACAACCCCAAACGGCGGCGTATGGTGGCGGATAAAACTCGACGGTTCTTCGGCGTATATCGTGCCGGCCGAAGCGCGCCGCGACGGTGCCGTGCGGTTGCGTATTGTGCCGCGCTCGCACGTTCGGCGCGTTCGTTGCGCCGGGTGCGAGTATTGGCAAGGCAAAGGCGAAGATTGGCGCCGGTGCCTGATTGACGGTTACATGACGCGGCATGATGCCGCTTGCGAAGCATGGGGAGCGCGATGAAATGGAAACAAGAAATCATTGAGATTGACCAGGGTGACCGGCCGCCGCGCATCGTTGACGGCCGCCTTTCACCGTCCGGCCGTTGGCATATTCGCAAGGCGCACCCGGCATGTTGGGCAATCACCCACGTTCCAACCGGCCTACTTGCGTTCTCGAGAGACGGCACCCGCCGCGACGCAATTGCTTGGCTTGACGCGCTTGACGCCAAACTCGGCCCGGTAACAAGCGCCGAGCATGACCGCGCCGCGGCGCATGACCTTGTTTCGATGGCGTTGGCATGACCGTTACAATAGGCGATTGCCTCGACACGTTGCGCGGTATGCCGGACGCGAGCGTTGACGCGGTTGTTACCGACCCGCCGTATGGACTCGGGCGCGAGCCTGACCCGCGCGAGGTGCTCGCGGCGTGGCTTGACGGCGAGGCGTATCAGCCGGGCGGGCGCGGATTCATGGGCAAGGCCTGGGATGCCTTCGTCCCGTCGCCGGTCGTCTGGTCGGAGTGTCACCGCGTGCTCAAGCCTGGCGGCCATTTGCTCGCGTTCGCCGGGTCGCGAACCTATGATTGGATTGCACTTGGCGTGCGGCTCGCGGGGTTCGAGGTTCGGGATCAACTGATGTGGATTTACGGGTCCGGGTTCCCGAAGTCGCACAACCTGAAAGGCGAGCACGAAGGCTGGGGCACCGCGCTGAAGCCAGCGCACGAACCGATTGTCATGGCCCGCAAGCCGCTGGTCGGCACCGTCGCGCACAACGTGACGACGCACGGGACCGGGGCGATCAATGTGGACGGGTGCCGGGTGGGGAGTGAGCCGATCTCACAGCACGGAAGAACTGGCGACAGATACGGGTTTGCATCGCCTGAACCCGCGGGCCGTGCATGGGTCGGCCGCTGGCCCGCCAACGTACTACACGACGGCTCGCCCGAGGTTGTGGCGGGGTTCCCGGTGACGGGGCCTAGCAAATCAGGCAGGAGAGGGGAGCGAGCTGGGACTGTCACAAATTTCGGAGGGTCTGACGGTGTTCGCGGGCACGATGACACCGGGGGCAGCGCCGCCCGTTTCTTCTACTCTGCCAAAGCGAGCCGCGCCGAGCGCGAGCGCGGGTTGACGCACACCAAAGGCGAGCGCCGCAACATACACCCGACCGTCAAAAATGTCGCCGTCATGCGTTGGCTTGTACGGCTCGTGACGCCGCCGGCCGGCGTTGTACTAGACCCGTTCACCGGAAGCGGCACAACCGGGATTGCATGCGCGCTTGAAGGGTTTGATTTTGTCGGTTGCGAATTGTCGCCCGAATATGCCGAGATTGCGCGCGCGCGAATCGCGCACGCAGTCGCGCGCCCGCATGAATGGGAACCCGACGCCGACAAGCCCGACGAACCCAATGAAGGCCAACTTGATATGTTCAAATGAGGTTCAAGGCATGACCGAAGACGAACTTGAAGCATGGGCCGAACGCGCGGCCATTGCCGGCGAAGTCGTTGCTTCGCTTCTATTGCCGGACGGCATGACGTCGGCGCAAGCATGGGCCGAGTTTGACCGGGTGTTCAAAACGCGAAACCCCGGCACGATAGCGCGCGAACGCTGAACCGTGCCGGGGCCGCAAGGAGGTTGAAATTGTATAGCAACGAATGGGGCGGATTGCAAGCCCGCCGATGGCAAGCCGACGCGCTTGCCGCAATCGAGTCGCGCGACGATGACCGCGGATTGGTTGTCGCCGTTATGGGTGCCGGCAAATCGGTCTTGTTGGCCGAGCTTTGCGCGCGCACCGACGGCCGCGTCATCGTCACCGCGCCGACGCTTCGCCTTGTGCATCAGCTGGCCGCGACGCTCGAACGCCGCGGCTTGGACGTCGGCAAGGTTTGCACCGGTGAGCGCGACTTGACGCGCCGCGTCACGGTTTGCACCTATGACCCGCGCACCCTCGCACGGGTTGCCGGTGCGATTCACCGGCCGGCGCTTTGGATTGCCGACGAAGCGCACCGGACCAACACCCGCGGCGTTGCCGAATGGCGTGCCGAAGTCGAACCGGCGCGGTCAATCGGATTCACCGCGACGCCGTATCTTGCCGACGCCGATGATGACCTCAAACTTTGGTCATCGGTCTGGTTCCACTATTCACTGGCCGACGCGGTTGCCGATGGCGTCATCCTACTTCCGACGTTCGGCGGGGTTCGTTGCGACGCCGACGACCTTGTTGCCGGCGCGCGGCTTTGGTTGGCCGATGCCGACGGGCCGGGTGTTTTCTCGGCGGCAACGTGCGCCGACGCCGACGCGCTTGCGGCCGAGCTTGACGGCGTTGAATCGTTCCACAGCGGCCACAGCGCCGAAGACCGTGACGACAAGTTGCGCCGGCTTCAAGCCGGTGAGTTGCGCGCGATTGTTCACGTCGCTTGTCTGGTTGAAGGCGTTGACCTGCCTTGGCTTCGCTGGATTGGCCTCACTCACCCGCGCGGTTCGCGCGTCGCCTACGCGCAAGAAATCGGCCGGGTTCTGCGAACGGCACCCGGCAAGACGTCGGTTCGCGTTTGGGATCCGTTCGGCGCGGCCGATGTTCACAACCTGCATGATGCCGCGGCGCTGGCCGACGCGCTTGAAGAATTCGATGCACCGGGACCGCCGGCGCTTGCGACGATGCGCGTTGAAGGCGACCAGATAACGGCCGTGTTTCGGCACGTTGCCGATATGATACCGGCCGACCTGTTGCCGCTGAATTGGCGCGGCACGGTTGAACGGATGCGCGTTGATTTGGGTGACGGTGACCCGATAACCATTGAAGGCGGCCGCATGTATGACCCGCGGCCGCATGATGCGCCGGGGGTTCGGTACGTCCGGCACAATCTCGACATTGCGTTGGATATACCGCGCGAACGAATTGAAGTCATCGCGCCGGTTGTGTCGGCCGACGAAGCCCTTGCGCGTTCGCTTGTTCTCGCATGCAGCGTTCACGGCCTTTGTGACGCCCTGCCTGATTGGGTGCGCGCTCGGCGCCGCGGCATTGACGGCGCGGCCAGCCTTGCGCGCGTTGAGTCGGTGCGGGTGTATCTGCGAAGCGCCGCGCGCAATGACCAACTGCGTTGGGTTCGCGAGCATTTGCCGGACGGCAATGGTCCGGCCTTGTCGTTGTGCCGTCGCATTTTGTACGATGACCGGCCGCCGCGGGTTGTGACGGCTTACGCCATCGGCTTGATTTGTGCCGCGCTGAACCGTGACGCCGAACGAACGAACGCGATTGCAAGGAGCTTGATCAATGGGTGACCGACAATATTGGCGCGCGCTTGGCCTCGACAGCGCAACCGCGAACAAGCGGCCGAACGCCGAAGGGTTCTTCAAGGTGAAGGCGCTACACCGGCCCGACAAGAACCCTTCGTTATCGGTGCAACCCGACGATGGTGACGGCGCCGGTTGGTTTCACGATTTCGGCACCGGTGAGCGCGGCACGTTGTACGAATATTGCCGGCAATGCGGCGTTGACACCGGCACCGAAGACAAGCCGCCGGCAAAGCCGGAGCCGATGACGCTGGCCGAATGGGCCGCGGCACGCAAGTTGACGGCCGAAACGCTGGCCGACTTCGGCGTCACCGAAACCCGGACCGGTGAAATCCGATTCCCGACGCCTTGCGGCGTTGACCGGGTGCGCGGCATATCAACCGGCAAGTCGGCGCCGCGTTGGGCAAAGCGCGGCGGCATGGCGTGCGCGTATGGCATGGACGTCACCGCGTTCAATGACGGGCCGCTCTATCTCGTTGAAGGCGAACCGTCGGTTTGGGCATGCCATCAAGCCGGGGTTCGCGCCGTGTCGGCGCTGGTTGGCGCAACCGGTGACATTGGGCCGATTGTGGCCGAGCTTGTCAGCGACGGCGCCGAAATCCGCATTGCATACGATGCCGACGCGGCCGGCAAGGCCGGCGCGGCCAAGGCGTTCGCGGCGCTTTCGGCGGCCGGCGCAACCGTTCGCATTGTCGAATTGCCGGCACGCAAGCGCGGATTTGACGTCGATGACTTGCACCGGGCCGAAGGGTCACGGCTTGCCGCGGCGCTTGATGACTTGTGCGGTGAAGACTCGCCGGAATTACCGCCGGGGTATGACTTGCCGAACGCGCTTGTTCGGGTTCTCGACAAGGACGCCGAATTGGTGGTTGCCGAATGCCGCATTGACGTCACGAACGTCGGCATTGACGTTGACGACGGCCGGCACGTTTGGCGCTTGGCATGGCATGGCAAATCCATTGACGTGCCGCGTTCAGACCTTGCGTCAACGCGGTCAATCGTCGCTTGGTCAGATTATGGGTTGCCGGTTGACCAACACACGGCCGGTGAGTTGGTCCGGTATCTGACAGCCTACGAACAGCACAACCGGCAACGCATCACACGGCAAGAGACAAGCGCGTCAACGGGCTGGTTCGGTGACTGTTACTTGCGCGGCAATCATCGGCACGGCCGAGCGTGCCCCTATTACCGGACCGGCGACGCCGGCCGCGACCAATGGGTTGACGGCCTTGAAGCCGCCGGCAACGAATCGCTTTGGCATGCGGCGCTTGAACGCGCGCTTGCTCGGCCGGTTGTGCGGTTGATGATTTGCGGCGCGCTGGCATCGACATTGACGCAACGCGCCGGGTTGGAGGTTGCAGTCATCGACCTGGCCGGCACAACATCACAAGGCAAGACGTCGGCGCTGCGCGTCGCGTTGTCGGCGCTTGGCGACCCGTGGCGGTTGCTTCGGTCATGGGACACAACGCGAATTGCCGTTGAGCGCGCCGCCGCTTATTCGCGCGGGTTGACGCTGGCCTTTGACGACACAATGCGCGCGCGCAAAATCGAAGACGTCGCCGGCGCAATCTATGACGTGACCAGCGGCGTTTCGCGCGCGCGCGGTAGCAAGGCCGGCGGGTTGCAAGCGGCGCCGCGTTCGCATAGCTGGTTACTCTCAACCGGTGAAGGTCCAATCATCAACATGGCCGAAGGGTTCGGCGGTATCTGGTCGCGCGTCTTGACCGTGACGGCGCCGGCATGGGGAGGGGTTTCGGCCGACCTAGGCGTTGAAATCCGCGGCATGCTGAACGTGTTGCGCGAACATCATGGCCACGGGTTGCCGGCGCTGGTTGAACGGTTGGCGTCGGTTGCGCCTGCCGAGTTGCGCGCGCGTCATGCGGCGCTTGTCGATTCATTTGCGTCGCGCATCTATGACCGGCACCCGGGACACGTTGCCGGCGACCGTATTGCGCAAGCGTTGGCCGCGCTCGAATTGACCGGCCGCGAATTCGGCGCGGCTTGCGGGTTTACTGTCAACGATTGGGTTGACCGCTCAATAGCCGATGCCATCGCAAGCAAGTCTTCGAAAGCCGACCGTGCGATTGACGCGCTTGACGAAGTGTTGACCGCCGCGGCCGCGCAGCTGGGCCGCATCTTTCGCGCGCCGTCGCAAGCCGAGCCGCCGGCCGGTTGGATTGGCGCCGGTGAATGCGATGAATCCGGGTTCACCGAATTGGCGCTTGCGCCGGCGTTCGTGCGCGAAACCTTGCGCCGCGCGGGGTTTGAACCGGGTTCAATCGTTGCCTCATGGACTGAACGCGGTTGGCTTGTGCGCGACGGTAAGCGGTTGACGCATAAGGTGAAATGCGGTGACGGTCGGCCGCGGTTCTATAAATTCTGCAAATTGTCGTGATTTTATCGTTGACACGTCCGGCCGTTGTCTTTAGCTTGTCCCGTGTTGGCAATGAAGCCAACGCCGCCTCGACGCAATAGGAAGTAAAATGACGACCACGACCACGACCAAGATCACTTTCGGCCAGTTTGAAGGCACCGGGCATCGCGACGATGACACTGAGGCGACGGTATACGCCGATGGCGTCGCAATCGGCACTATCGAGGCCGTGCGTTCAAACGTGGGTTCTTGGCGTGTTCAGCGGCACATGGTGACCGAATATATCTTCGAACGATACGCCGACGGGTTGCAGATTGTGAAAGACGTGCGCCGGCACAACGGGCGCAACTGGCAGAACGTACAGAGCCCCACCGCGGCACGGAACGCCCTCAAACGACATATCGCGAATCTGTGTAGCGCCGGCCGTTGACGCGCCCACCGCCCCCGCTTGCCCCGTACCGGTTCACCGGACGGGGCTTTGAGGGTGCGTCCCCCGGATGGTCCGGGGAGGGTGCCGCCGCGTTCGGTGGTTCCGGCGGCACCCGTTGACGACGCAACAGGGAGGCTTCAAGGATGACAAACCTACTTTCAATCATTGCGCTCGGCGCGGTCGGCTTCGCGCTTGCGCTCATGCTAGCATCGCATCTCGGCATGGAACCGACCGACCGAACCGCGTATGCGCTCGGGTGCGGCTTCGGATTCGCGGCGCTCACCGCGCTTTGCCTTGCCAGTGAGGCCAAGCAATGAAGATGCAAATGACCGCCGCCGAATACCAAGGCCGGCCCGAAATCAGCGCAACCATGTTGAAGGCCGCGCGCAAAGGTGCGCCGCACCTTCGAGCGTTCCTTGACGGCACCAACAAGGTCGGCCCGTCGGCCGCGCTCGGCACGGCCGCGCATGCGATGCTTTTGACGCCGCGCGACTTTGATGCCGAGATTGCCGTTGCACCGGACGTTGACCGGCGCACGAAGGCCGGCAAGGCCGCGCATGCCGAATTCGCTGAAACCGTCGGCAACCGCACCGTCATCACACCCGACCAGCATGAAACCGCGGCCATCATTGCCAACGCGGTGAAGAACCATTTTGAAGCGTCAACCCTCCTGATTGGCGCCGAGTGTGAAACCACGTTCATTTGGGAAGGCAACAAAGCGCGCATTGATGCTTTCAACGTTTCAACGTCAACCCTCATTGACTTCAAGACGACGCGCGACGCCTCACCGGACGCTTACATTCCGGCAATCTTTCGATACGGCGTTCACCTTCAATTGGCATGGTACCGGCGCGCGTTGCGCTATCACGGTGAACACGTTGACCGGTGCATCATCATTGCCGCCGAGAATGCCGAACCCTTCGGCGTTGCAATCTACGAAATGGACAAAGAAACGATGCGGCTTGGCGACGAAGCCGTTGACCATGCGCTTGCGCAGCTGAACGCAAACGCGGCCGACGGTTATGGCGCGGCGCCGATTTTTGTGACCCCGCCGCGTTGGGTGAAACGATGACCACCGAAACCGACAAGATTGCCGCGGCCATCGCGAAAGCGACGGGTGAAATCGGATACATTCAGAAGACCGGCAAGAACGCGCACCATCGATACACATACGCAAGCGACGAAGATTTGACGCGCGCAATTGCGCCGGTGTTGGCCGCGAACGGGTTGGCGCTGGTTCCGGTTGTTGAGTCTATCGCGCGCGATATGGACGGCACCCGCGTCACGGTCACCGTGCGTTGGATTGTCGCGCACGAATCCGGCCAGCGCCTTGAATGCGTCACGGCATCAGAAGGCACCGACCGACAAGACAAAGCGGTCGCAAAGGCGTTGACCGGCGCTCGAAAGTATCTGTTGCGCTTGCTGTTCAGTGTCGCAACCGGTGACGATGCCGAGCGCGACGACACGCCAACGCCGACACCGGCACGCAAGGCACCGGAACCGGCACCGGCACCCGAACACCGTGAAACGCTGATTCAATACGCAACCGAAGCGGCCGGCGATGATGCCGACCAGCTTGACCGTTGGACGCGCGCGATTGACGCGCAACCGGCGCGGTTGCTTCCAACGCTAGCGCGCCGCATTGCCGACGTCCAAGACGTGGCCGCGGCGCTGAACAAGTTGAAGGGGGCATCATGAAACTTACCGAAGAACAGTCTTTGCAGCTTTGGCGCGCGGCGCTTGCGGCCGATGGCAACTCAACAAGCCTGGCGCATGCAGCCGGCGCGGCATACGTGATGCCGATCACACTAGACAACGCGCTTGAATCCTTGCGCAAAGCCGTTGAGATTCTTGAACAACTGCGCGCCGAGATTGACCAATGATTTGCGCCGCGTTGCTTGCGCTTGGCCTCGACATTGCGCCGACGGCCGAAGACGTATGCGCCGACGTCGTTGAAGCGGCCGAAGCCTATGCGCTACCGCCGGCCGTCCTGGTCTCGGTTGCGTGGCATGAGTCAAGGCTTTGGCCGAACCCGGTGCATCCCGAAAGCGGCGCGGCCGGCCCGTTGCAAGTAATGCCGGCACTACAAACCGACGACTTGATTGATGACGGCGCGCGCATCTTTCGAGCTTGGCTTGACCATGAGGCCGCGGCTTGCGTTGAGTCACCGACCGTTGACGAAATTGGCGCGGCGCTTTGCCGCTATGCATGCGGCTATCGGTGCGAGCACCCGTGCCGCTGGTCAACAACCCGTCTTGCATTGGCCGAGACGATAACCGCGGCAACCGCCGCAAGCTATGAGGAACCGCAATGATTCAAGTGACGATTGCCGGCCGCGTCGGCCGAAGCGAGTTGAAGGACGTGAACGGCTCGCCTTTGCTTGCGTTCAGTGTCGCGGCCGATATTCGCGAAGGCCGCGACAAGTCAACGCAATGGGCAAGCTGCGCGATTTGGGGCAAGCGCGCCGAAGCGTTGGCGCAGTACGTGACGAAGGGTTCACACGTCACGGTCACCGGCTCGGCAAAGGTGCGAACCTATCAGGCAAGCAGCGAAACCAAAGCCGAGCTTGATATTCGTGTTGACAACATCGCGCTTCAAGGCGGCGGCACGGCCGGCGACAAAGACGAAATTCCGTTCTGATTACCGAACGAACGCCAAGTCAGTGAGGCCGGCGCCGTCATGCCGCGCCAAGGTAATTGCGCGAACCGCGCCAACCCAACCGGCATGACGGTGCCAATCATCGGCCGTCACCGGCGCCGCAAGGCCGACGGTCACAAGGCCGGCCACGTCTAACGAATGCCGGTGTAAATGGCCGTGAATGACCACGGTGCGCCGATAGTCGGCCCAATCAGGACACTCGGCCGCGACCACGGCCGGCAACCGCGCCGGCTTCGGTCCGTCACCGTGTGTCAGCATAATCGCGCCGCCGTCGTCACCGACGCGCACCCATTGCCGCGGGTGTTCGTCGAGTCGCACGTCAACGCGGTCGGTCGCGCGGTAGCGTTCGGCCAGCGCGCAAGCGACGCCGAACCCGGTGACAGCATCGTGATTGCCGCGCACGTATACCGCGACAACCGGCGCAACGGTTGCGAGCTCATCAACGGCGCCGGTCATTAGCGTCACCGCTTCGCGCATCGCTTGCGCGATTGACCCGACCGATTGCGCACCTTGCGCCGTGCCTCGCGTCGTTGTTTGGCCTTCGGTGTCGGCATGCAGCAAGTCAGAACCAACCGGCACAACCCAACAATCAGGCACGCCAAAGCGGCCGGCCGCGGTTTCAATCGCGCGCGCAACGTGGTTGCGCAACGACTCAACCGCGGCGGTCAACGTATGGTCACGGCCGGCGGTACGCTTGCCGACGTGCAAGTCTGAAAGGCCGACGACAACCGCGCCGCCGCCGATGGCCGACGCCGGAACGCGCGCGCGGGTTGCCGTGACGGCCGGCAAGTCAAGTTCGGCAACCGCGTCACGAATTGCAGCATGCCAAATCCGCCAACGGTGCGCGTCGGTCTTGATACGTCGCCATTCGTCGCGCTCGGCACGGGTCAACGCTTCGCGTTCTTTCGCGCGGATTGCGTCACCGTGTAGCGCGTCAACCGATGACCCGGCAATTTCTTCGTCCGTCCAAGGCGCGCGCGTCTTGGTCAGCGCAAGCGACCGTTTCACGCCTTCGAACGTTTGGCGGTCAATCTCGAATTCGCGCGTAACCTCGGCAATGGTCAAGCCGCCGGCGGTATACGCGCGCCAAACCGCGCGCACCCATGCACCGGTGCGAACCAATTGACCGCCGCGCGCAGCTGGGCAAGCAATGACGTATGTGTCGCGCTCGCCGTCATAGACGTATCCATCGCGCTCAACATAACCGCCGACGGCCTTGACGGCATCGTCGGCGGCAAGCGCGGCGGCAACGGCGTCTTCGGTCACTGTACCAACGAAATCAGCAAAGCGAAGCCGGCCGAGACGGCACCGGCCGAAACGGCGCCGGCAATTGCCATGCTGGTCTTCAGTTTGGCGACCTCTTTGCCGACTTCGGTGACTTCGGCGCGAAGCGCGTTCAATTCGTCGCGCAACCAACTGATTTGAACGTCACTCATTGCAAAGCACCCGCGCCACCTTCGGCGGCATTGGAAGGCAAAAGCCGCCGACACAGAACGCCGGCGTTTCACAATTGAAGGCCAGTTTGCCGAAGTCGGTTTCAACCTCGACAGATTGAACCCCGCCGCACCCGGCAAGCATGACGCAAAGCAACAACGACACGTCCCGAACGTTCGGCACGCCGTCACCGTCATCGTCACGCCAAAGCCCGAACAACAGCGCCGAACCGGTTGTGAGCACGGCTGCCGCTACTTCAAGCGCGCCACCGCCGGCTTTGATTGTTTGATCAATCAGCGTCGCAAGGCCGGCAACCGTGGCCGCAATCAATGCCCAATTCAACTTCCGCATCGCTTCACACTCGGCCGGATGAATCCGATGATTCGGTCATCGTTCATGGTGTACGTTGACCGGTGAATATATACGCCGTCACCTTCGGCACCGTCTTCGCTGAACGTGTTGCCGCCGACGGTGACCAGCTTGCCGGCGTCATCGCAACGCACAACGATTTCAGCATGACCGGGGCACCAACCGCCGGCGCGAACCGTCGCAAGGTCTTCGGCCTTGCGCACCCGCAACAGCAAGTCACCCGCGCGCGGGTTGCCGATGACGCGCTCGGCATCGGTCGCGCGATGCCATGACGACACAACCGAACCGCTTGTGCGGCTTGTGACTTCGAGGCCAAGAGCAAGCGCGGCAATGTGCCAGCATGCCCAACAGAACAGCATGCACCAAGCCGGCGCGTCTTCGTCGTCACCGCCGCCAAGTTCAACGATGGCGTCAACCCAACGGCCACGATTGGCGCCGGTTTCTTCGCGCACGTTCATTGCCGCGAACGTCAACGCGGCGCGAACGGCAAGGATGCCCGGTTGCCGGAATAGCGCCAACAGCGCGCGCGCAATCATGGCAACACCGCGGCAAGTTCGGCGTCGGTCATGCCGGCCGGGTCGGTTCCGTCGTCAAGCACGATGACGCGGCCGTCATCAAGAACCCAATCCGAAAGCGGCCGGCCGTCCGGTTCGTCAAGCGCAACCCAAAACCGAGCACCGCCTTTGTGAGTCGGAATGTTCATTGCGCCAACCTATAAAGCGCGGCAACCTCGCGAGCCGAAAGCGTGCGGCCAAAGCCGGCCGCTTCGTCAATCTGGCCGCGGTAACCGTTGGCCGTGGTTGTCGGCCGTGCGCCGATGGCCGCAACCGATGCCGTTGGAAGCGATGACGACACCCGAAACGCCGGGTCATTCGCAGCCGCAACGCCGTCAAGATAGACAACAACACCGGCGCCGCGGTTGGCCGTCACGGCAACCATGCGCCAAGCGCCGCCGGTGTCATGCGAGCCGAGATTGATGACCGTTGAGTCAACGCCAATCGTCGCGCTGAAAACAAGTTCGTCGGCGGCCGATTGATAAAGCGTGACACCCTGTTGACCCGGAACAAGCCGGTTCGAGAACAGGTAACGCAACGTCCCGCTTGGAAGCGTTGAGCGATACCAAAGCACAAGCGAAAAGTCGCCGGTTTGCGTTTCGTCGAAATGGCCGGCGGCCGCCTCGATTCGCTGGCCAGGGATGACGAATTCAACCGCGCGGCCGACGGCACCGGCAACGCCAAGCGTCGGCCCGTTGTATGCCGTCCAACTGTATGCGCCAACGGCGTCGGCAATGGCCGTTGTCGGCGGTTCGTCTTCAAGGCGCAGATACCAAACCGGCACGGCCGCAAGCACGGCTTCACGGTACAGCGGCGGCACCGGACGCGCGCCGGGTGCCGACACCGAACGAAACAAGCCGAGCGATTGCCGAAGCATCAAACGCCTTCGTCAATCAGGGCTTGCACGGTGTAATACACCGTGACCGAACCCGCGCCGAGCGAGAACCCGTTGACCGTGCCGACCGTGCCGTCAAGCTGCTCGGCGCGGTATGGGCCAAGCCGCAACGAATTCGCGCCGGGTGACGGGAACAACACTTGACCGCCGGCCGAGCCGACACCGAACGCAACCGCGTCGGTTGCCGCCGGGTCAAGCGCAACGTCAATGACGTACAACGGCCCGTCAACCCCAAGCGGCACGAACGGAATTGACGTTCCGGCCACGGCCGCGCTGAATGTCCCTTCGGTTGTCGCTTTCATGCTTCCTCGAATCGCAAGGTTTCAAGCGCGCCAATGGCCGCCGTTGGCGTTACCGTCACCGCGCAATAATATGTTGAATCACTAACAAGTGCCAGCGCCAACGCGGCCGAATTGATGGCCGGCGCCGCGCCAAGTGCAACCGTCACCGAACCGACGAGAACCCCGCCGACGTCATACACGTCAAGCGTGACGTCGCAATCAAAGCCGGTGACCGTGAACCGTTGCGCGCTCGGCGTATCGCGAGACGTGCGAACCGGCGCGGCAACATACGGCACAACAACAACGCCGGACGAAACGCGCGGCGCGGCCGCAAACAACAACCGCACCGAACGCCGATGAATCAACCGCGCGTTCTTCAACGTTGCGGCTTGTGAGTCGGCAATGATCGCTTCGGTCGGTATGACCGCGCGCAGCGTTTCGGGGTTCGTCCATTTGCCAGTGTATACAAACGGCATCGTTCAAACCTCGATGATTTCGCGCACCGTTGCCGGCGTCACAATCAGCGCCGCGCGGTCAATCGGCAACGTCAACCGCATCACATACAACCCGCCAACCGATAGGCCGGCAAGGCCGAACGTCGCCTTGATAACGCTATACCGCGGCAAATCAGAAGCGTTCGGCGCACAATATGCCAAGTCGGCGGCGCCCCATGCGCCGAGAAACACCGAACCGCCAAGAAACCGCGTCACGCCAAACAGGGCAAGCAAGCCGTCACCCGCTTCGGTGATTCGCCAATCGTGGCCGCCGACAGAAGGCGAAACCGTTGCGCCGGCCGTGCGAGTCACGACAACCGCGCCGGTTGCCGGGTCAATGAATTCAAGCGTTGCGTCAAGCGATTCCGGGCCGCCGGTGCCGCCGGCCAGCGCGGTCAATTCCAAACCAACGACGTCCGGCCGAATCTCAACAAGCGCGTCAAAACACACAAGTTCGGTTGCAAAGGCCAACCGGGTTCGGCCGAACAAGCCGAGCGCGCCGCCGCTTGTGTGCCAGTGTGGCCGCGTTTCGTACACCGAAGCCAACGCCGAAGACAAGCCGAGCGCCGACGATGCGCGCGCCAATGCGCGCGGCGCAAACGCAGCTTCGGCCGGCCGAATGACGCCGGCCGCGCCTTCGTATGAAATCGCGAGGCCGTGAACGTCCAACCGGCCGACGTCATAGATTGCAACTTGCGCGTTGTCCTGGACGAAGAACCCCGGAACCGCGGCCGGCCAGCCTTGAAAGTCTACATGCGAACCATGCGAAGGCCGATGCCATGCGCCGAGATAGAAGCGCGGCCGGTCACCCGCCGTTGGTTCGTAGTTCGCGCCGGTATACTCTGCAACGAAATGACACGCTTCCCAAGTCAACGGGCCGATTGTTGACCCGGTTGTGTGCAACGTGACGTCTGTGTGTTCTTCAACGCCGCGGGTGTATTTCAACGCGCCAACGTGCGACCGAAGACGAAGCGCGCCGGGGTATACGTCGCCGGCCGTGGCCGCCGTCGGCAACGTCGCAATGAGTTCAACGACACCCGGTGAGCCGGTGACCGGCACCGTGACAACCGCGCCAACCGAGCCGGCGACTTCAAGCGAAAGGTCAACCGGCGCGGCCAACGCTTCACACGTCACAACCGCGCGCACCGTCGTTGCACCGGGTTCGGCCGGGAACAATAACGGCACCCCCCAATCATGGTCCGGGTGCGTCGAAACCGTCGGCCGCTCGGCCCATGCAACGCCGGTGCCGATGTGCCGGTCTTCGGCCAGCGCGTCAACGTTCAGCGCCGTTCGAACGCCGATAAGCGAGTGCAACGCCTCATCCGGCGCGGCGCGGTCATCGTCAACGTCAATGAATGCCATGCGTCAACCCCAAGTGAACGCGGCTTCAAGGCCAGCGCCAAGCGTGCCGGCCGGGTCGGCTTGCCAAGCGTACACATCACGAATTGCGACGTCATCGTATTGCGCCAACACAATCAAATCGGTTGCGGCCGGTGTCGCGGTTGCAAAGGTCACCTTCAACGACAACGGGCCGACGCCGGTGACCGTGGCCGGCGGCGCATCGGTATCAATGCGGGTGCCGTTGGCGTCCAGCAAGAACACCGCTTGACCGGCCGTGAACGGCGCCGCGTCATCGGTGCCGGTGAACAGCGTGCCGACCGTCGCAACTCCGGCGGCATACGCCGAAACTTCGGCCGTTGGCGACCATGCGCCAAGCCGCAATTTGAGACCGTGGCCGAGCGCAAGCAGCGTGACGGCTTGCTTGCCGTTGCGCGTCGTCTCACCGCGTTCAAGAATCGAACACAACAAGCCCGAAACGCCGCGCGTTCCGTCACCGTCAACCAGTGTCGGCACGTCAACAAGCACAAGGTCACCGACGTCAACGGCCGTGCCGCGCTCGATTTCGGCACCGAACACCGGAACGCCGCGTTGCAACCACGTCACAACCGAGCGCCAACGGATGCGCAACGAGTCGGCGGCCGGCGACCAAAGGCCGGCGTCAATGTCGAGTTCAACGCCGCCTGAGTAGAGTTGCGAGGCAACATCCGACACAACGCGCGCGGTGTAGTCCACACCTTCAAACGGCGCGGCAATCGTCACGGCACGCAACGCCGTTGATTCGTCAACCGACCATGACAGCGCCGGCGCGCGCAGCTGGTCACCGGTCACCGACGTCGGCACAAGCGACGATTCAACCGGGTCAACGATGGCAATGCGGCCGCGCGAATCCGGCACCATGACAACGCCGGCCGGTTCAAGCAGTTGGCCAAGATACTTCAACAGCGCAAGCGGCTTGTCGGCCGGCGGTAGAACGACAAGCGGCGCCGCGGTTGACAGCGTTGGCGACGCAAACAACGCAATGCCGAGCGCGCCGTCAAGCGCCGTCAAGTCACCCAATTCGGCCGCGTCCAACCCGCCGCGCATCGTCGCGGGGGCTTGGCCTTGCAACACCGCAGAAACGACCAGGGAAGGCGCAAGCGGTCCGGCAAGGACGTCGGCCACGATGACCGAATCAATTGAGAATTCAGCGCCGACGCGCGCGTCAATTTCGGCCGCCGAAATCATCCGGTCACCGTCGAACGCTTGCGCGATTTGCGCGCCGGCCGGAACGACGACAACGCCGCCGGCCGCAACCGTCACTTCGGCGCACACCCGCAAATCATCAGAACCAACCCATGCATGCGAAACGTCGGCCGGGAACGCACCGGCATCGCCAAGCGCAAGCCTCAAAGGCCCGTCATCGCCGGCGCTTGCCAGGACGAAGCCGCCGGCGCCGCGCTCGATTGACGCGCGCGCGCTCGCGGGGTTGTCGTTGCGCGGCGGCGCATACTTGCGCGAACGCAGGCTTGACCACGTTGAACCAATGGTCAACCGGACGTTGCCAGCGTCGGCCGCAACAGCTGTGATGCGGCCTTGAAAGACAACGCTTTCAAGCGTGCCGCCGAACGGCACCCGCGACAAGACGACGCGCGAACCGATGACCGTGGCCGGTTTCGATAGAAGAACGAACGCGGCCGGAATCGGCACGGCAACCGAGCCGAGCGCGCCGCGAATGACGTTGATGACGCCGGCACCGGTTGACAGGTATGTCACCGCCTCACCGCCGACGCTGATGACGTCACCCGGTGCAAGGCCAACCGGCGCGGCCGTCACCGGCAACGCCGTCGCAAGGTCATCAACCGCGTCGGCCAATCGAACCGGAACGCCGGACGCATCAACAACCGGGGCAATCGTGCGGTCAAGCAACGGTTGCGCGGCGTCGCCGTATACAAGCGAAACTTCAACGCCGGAGTCTGAACCGGTCGGCTTGAATAGTTCGAGCTTTTGCCGAAGCGTGCCGGGAACCGACGACACAACCGCGCGCGCCGTCGGGTCATAGACCAGCGGCGCGGTTGACCAGGTATAAGGCAACCCCGCGACGCGCATGACATAGGTGTCGGCGTAACCGGTCACGTTTCAACGTCCACGTTGATGGCAGATTCAAGCAGCGGCAACGCGACTCGATAACGCCGGCCGCCAACCGTTTCTTCGCTTGTGAAATCATCGCGCTTGATGGCGTCGGCCGCGTCAAGCCAAGCGTCGCGCTCGGTTCCGGCACCGTCCAACACAAGCCGCAATTGACGGCCGGAGCCGGCCGCGCCGAGCAAATCGTCAAGCGTGCCGAGCGTATCGTCACCGGCACGGTCGGCCAGTGTTGCGAACGCCGGGTCAAGCAACAGAACGTCCCGCGTTACGTCGGCCGCCTCAACATACGGCCACGAACACAACCAAAGCCGCCGCCGCGCAACGCGCACCCTATCAGCAACCGCGGGGTTGTACGGCGACACCGTTTGCGCACCGTCGTCAACATAGACCGGCTCACACCGGACGCCGAGCGAAGCCGGTGACCATACACCGGCCCAACGTCGCAAGCTGGTCATGTAACCCGTCAAGGCCGGCACCGTGAACGAATCGCCGGCAATGATGCCGAGTTCGTCAACGTCGTTGCCGAAGTCGATTGTGTGCGGGCCGCCTGGAATCGTGATGCGCCAAAGCGGCCGAGTCGGCGCGGCGCTGGCAACGTATTCGGCAACGTATGGTCCGGCCGGCAAGCCGCCGAAGCCGGCCGCCGCAAGCGCGTCGGCAAGCGCCGTGACGGTTGTGTCGGTGTCGGCCGCGCCGGTCAACGGGTCCATGCCCCACCCCCAAAGCGTTGGCGACGCCGGTGCCGGGTTCAGCGTAATCAACCCGGCAACCCCGTTGATTGTGACCGACACAACCCGTGACGAAACCGTCACCGTGTGCGCCATCAGTGGAAAGGTTGCCATTTACAAGTACCCTTCGCGCGTCGCGGTTCGCACGCTATCAGCAACAACGCGCGCCGCTTCGCGCGGGTCACCGACAACGCCAAAGTTTGAAATGACGGTCACGTCGGTTTGTTGTCTGGTTTGTGCAACAACCGGTGCCGGCGCAACACCGGCACCGACAACCGAACCGCCGCCGCCGGAACCGCCGCCGGTGCGCGATAGCGCCGCGCCGGCCGCAATCATTGCGCCGGCCGCCGCGGTCATGCCGACGGCCGCCGCTTGTTGACCGGGAACGAAGAACAAGGCCGCCGCCTCGAGCAACCGCGCTTGCCCCTTGGCAATCAATTCTTGACCGATGAATGCCTTGATTGCGTCAAGCGCCTTTGCTTGGCCGCTTGTCACTTGTGCAAGGATGTTGCCGGTTTCGCTTGCGTAGTTCTGCGCGGCTTCAATCCGCGCGGTCAACGCTTCCTTGTATTTGTCGGCGCCGGCTTGTTGCCTTTCGTCGGCAAGTTCGGCGGCAATGTTGGCTTTTTCGAAGGCCGTGTTGGCCACGCCGAAACCCGCGCTTGCGAACCCGCCGATTGAATTGGCAAGGTCGCGCAAGTCGTTGAACGCAACGCGCGCTTCATGCCGCATCGTTGAAATGCGGCCGGTTGTTTCTTCGATTTCGTCGCCGGCCGCGCCAACCGCTTCGGTGTAGACCTGCCACTCGGTTGAGTCGTCGCGCAACTGGTCGGCCACGTCACTGAACAAGCCAGACGCGCCGTCCATCATTTGTTGCAACCGGTCCATGCGCGCCGTTGTGTCTTCAACGTCGCGCGCGAACCCGGTGCGCAATGCGTCACGAGCCGCAACCAGTTCAAGCCGCATGGTTTCGGTTTCGGCGGCCATCTCGGCAACACCGGCCGCGCCGGCGTCCATGCCGTCGGCAATGCCGTTGAGTTGTTCGGCAAGGCCACGCATGCCAACGCGGCCGGCCGCTTGTGCCGCGCCGCGGGTGAACGTTGCAAGCTGTTCAGTCAGCGCCGCGGTCATTTCAATCGCTTCGCGCGCAACGACGATGACGCCTTGCGAAAGCGCAATCCCGAGTTCGGTAGCGCCAAGCGCCGTGGCCTTGATTGCGAGTTTTGCAACCTCGAACGTTTGCGCCAATCTGCCGACGAAGCGAATGCCCATTGCGACGGCATCAAGCGCAACAACAAGCGCGTTGACCGTGAATTCGCGAAATTGCGATTCGTTGGCCGCAACCGCCGCTTGTAGGTTGCCGGTTACCGCCTGAAGCGCGCCGAACACCCGTTCAGCGTTCTCGCCGCCAAGCGCCGCGGCGCCGACGGCAACCTTCAAGTCTTCGAATTTCGAAGCCGTGCCGGCGGCCATTGCGCCGGCTTCGCGATTGGCCGCGGTAAACGCTTCCATCGCTTCGCGCGCAAAGTCGGCCGCGCGCGAAAGCGCTTCTTCGATTGTGCCAAGGCCGGCAACACCCAACCCCGTGGCAATCGCTTCGCGGCCGACGTCGCGAAACTCTCGGCCCAAATCGCGCGCGGCGCGTTCCATGCGGCCGAATTCGCGCCGAGCGCCGCGGCCATCGGCGTCAATTTCTACCCGTGCCCCTACGCGCGTTGCCATCACTTACCCCCGCGCGCGCGCTCGATAGCCTTGCGGCGTTGTTCGGCTTCCCATTCCTGAACCCGTTGCGCGTCGGCCAGCGCCGTCAAGGCGAGCGTTCCAAGCTGCCACGCTTGGCCGCTGATATGGTCCGGCGACACCGCGCCGCGCTGAATGGCCGCCCCCAAATCGAGCGCATCCCAAAACCAACCCGGCACCGTCAACACGTCGCAAGCCGGTTGACCGGGTTGGCGCGCGATGTTCGGGTTTCGTAGCGGTTTCGGGCAACATCGGCCAACCCTTGTCAAGTCGTCGCATTCGGCGCAGATAAACCCCGGTGTTGTAATCAACCGGGCTGCGCGGTTTATTTTCCCTGCGCAGTCACCGACGGCATGCGAGACGTCAACACACGGCCGGCAAGTTGCACCGTTTCACCAAAGGGAACGTGAGTGTCTAGCCAATCGGCCACGTCTTGAACGTCGGCAATCGTCGCATGCGGACCGACAAAGGCAAGCGCCGCGTCATAGTGCGCAACCACGTCACCGTCACCAATCGACGCAATGCGCGCGGTGTATTCAAGGCATCGCGATTGCTTCGGCGGTTGAATCGTCAATTCAACCTCGGCACCGTCAACCGTGACAACGTGTTCGCGCATTAGGCCCACCCAATTTGCGACGTCAACCCGGTTGCCGGGTCAACCGCGCCGCCGTATTCGATGCCGTATTGTCTGAACGTGTCGCCTTGCGGCGTCGGCAACTTGGCGAAACCGTTGGGCAAGCCAATTGTCACCGTGCCAGTCGGGCCGGGAATCGACACCGACACCGGCCCGGTTGTCACCGCGAGCGCGGTTGACCATGCGTTCAGGGTGCCTTCGGCCGCCGCGTCAAGAACCGTCGTCAAGACCGGCGCGGCCGCGCGGTTGACGTATGACGGCGCAAAGGCATCGGTTCCGGCCGTCGCATCAGGACGCTCGGCAAGTTCGGCGCCGGCCGTGAAACCCCATGACGCCAACCCTTCAACCGTGCCGGTTGTCGTTGTCGTCAACGTTGCGTCAACGTTCACCCAAGGTGCCGGGTCAACGAACGTGCCGCCGGCATAGGTCACCGACGCGGGTGTCATCGTCGCGGCCGTCAAGGACGATGCCGACGGCGCACCGGCCCAACGGCCTTGAAGCGTCCACGTCAACCGGATTCGCGCGCCGCTATCGGCCGAAACCTCAACCGTACCAACGACGTCAAACGCGGTGAACGTGTTGCCGTCAACCTCATCAACCTGGATTGTGCAAGGCACGATTCCGGCGGAACCGGCACCAACAAGCGGCCGAGACGTTGCCACGTCCCAAAGCACCGTTCCAAGACCGTCGGCGCGAAGATAACCGCACGCCGCCCAAAGCGGCGCAAGCGCCGAGCTTGAAGCGTCAAGCGGGTTGTCAAAGCCATAGTGTTCGGTCACAAGCGTCATGCTCCACGCTTGCGAGCCAAGCACCGGCGGCAACGACGGGCCGAACGCGGCCGACAAGTCAGCGCGTTCAATCAGCTGTTCACCGCGCGGTTCGGCGCTTACTTCCAAGCAGCGCAACGACGGGTCAACGCCGAGCGCAATGGGTTCGGCCGTGCCGACCACGGCTTGTGACTTGATCGTCACAACCGTTGAGTTTGCATTGATTGTCATGGAATCAACCGCCTTTGCCTTTGGTCAACCTGTACGGTGACGTCAATGAATCGCAAGTATTGTCCACGGTCATCGGCTTCAATCAACGGCGTCGGCGTTGAATTCACCGGAACGCAACGCCAAACGCCAACCGCGCCGGCATACGTCGGCAACGCAAGGAAGCGTTGTAGGGTGTATGATACTGCCCAGGCATACAACCGCAAGGCATCATCATACGTTGACACTTCATCGGCTTCGGATTGCGAGGCCGCCGCGACAATGCGCGCGTTGATGGTGTGCCGGACCTGAAACGCGGCAAGCGCGTCGGCTTCAATGTATTCGGTGCCGGTATCGTACAAGCCGACGCCGGGTGAATCCCAATCCGTTGGGATTGTTTCGCTTCGCCAAAACTTGACCGGCTCCGGCAACGCAAGGTCAGGATATATCGCTTCAAGCGACAACAGCACGGCCGGCAATTCAGCTTGAAGAACCGCGACGCCTTGCCGCAATACCTCGACAATGCACCAACCGATTGACGGGGTTGTCATAGGTCAATCTCGGCCGATGTTTGACCGACCGTTGTGCGGCCGAATTCGCGCGCAATCTCGCCAGCAAACTTGCTGACTTCCTTGCGCAAGTCATCCTTGAAGCCGCGACCAAACGACACAAGCCGCCGACGCGGTATCGCATAACCGCCGGCCCAAAGCGGCGCGCGGCCGCGGCCGGCGTCATGGTTCGCGGCATGCGGCACGGCCGTCCCCATTGTGACGGCGCGCTTGCCAGCTTCCCAAATGCCAAGCGGGTGACGGGCCGACACAAGGGAGGGGTACAGATATTCTCGGCCAGGCTTCCAACGCAGAACGCGCAACCGGTCCGGTTCAATGCCGGTCAACCGCGACTTCACGGTCACATACCGGAACCGCTCCGGCGTTTGTTGGTAGGTTTTCCAACCGAATTCGCGGCCGGCCGTGTCATACATTTCGCGCCGCGACTTGTGCCACGGTTGACGCATGCGGCGCCAAAGCGGCCGGAAGTCGGCAACGTTGTCAATTGCGCCCTGTATGCGCTCAACGATTTGGCCGGTTGCCGAGTCTATGACCGACAATTCAAACATTGCCGGACCACGCAAGCCGGTTGACCAGCGAACCGTCGGCAAGCGCCGCTTCGATTTCGGCGGCGCGGGTGACGTGTGAGTCAACCAAGTTCGGCGCGCCGGCCGCGGTCGGTTGACCGTCACCCAACGTGCCAATCCGTTCGAGCACACGGTCACGCAATGCGTCGGCTTCGTCACCGAATGACGTGACGATTGGCGTGACCGTCCGTTCGCGCGCTCGCATGACGTCATGAAGCGCCGCGGCAATCACCCAACGGCGCGAAAGCCGGTACAGTTGCGAGGCCGGGTCAATCGTCGCGACGTCAACACCGACCGATTGAAGCAATGCCGACCATTCGGCACCACGGTCGGTGACCATTTCGTCGGCTTGCGCGTCCGTCGGTGACGTCGTTGCGTCAAGCGTCAACCGGTGCGCGTAGCCTTCCAACGTGGCCGATGTAACGCCAAACGTTTCAATCATCGGCCGCACCTTCTAGCAGCGCGGCCAAATCATCGGCCGACGTTGACCGGTATGACAACCCTTCGTCAAGACCGGCGGCCTTGACCATGCTCCATAATTCGCTTCGCGTTGGCTTTGCCGGCGTCGGTTCTTCAACCAGTTCGACAAAGCCAATGCGAAGCGCGCCGGCCAGTGCGCTGTCATCATTCGGCACGTCAACGACGTCACCAACATGATGAAGCGCACCGGCCAGGCGAACCCCACGGCCCATGATGACACGGACCGTCGGCATTATGCGGCACAGTTCGAGAAGAACACACCGGCAAACGTGTCGGCAATGTGAACGTCATAGTAAGCGTCACCGAACATGCTGATGCCCTTGAAGGCCGCATTGCGGTCGCTTTCGATGTTCAGCTGGCCGCCGGATTCATCCGAAGGAATCACCGTCTTCAGGAACGAGCGTTCGAGGCCGCCGGCCGTGCGAACAATCGAGAACGCGCCGTTCGTGCCGCTTGCGTCACCGAAGGCATCGCGCACGGTGCCGGCCGCGTCACGATACTTGCCGGACGCGAAGATCAAGCGCGCGCCGGGAAGATACTGGCGGAACCACGCTTCAAGCGCCGCGTCGGTTGCGTAGCCCTTCATCGAGAAATCAGGCGAAACCGCGCCGCCGACGCTGATGGTGTCGCGAATCTGGTCTTGCTTTTTCAGAAGCGGCCGGATGTTGCGCGACGCCACAATCAGCAATTCTTCGCCTTCGGCATAGGTCTGTTGAGTCAACAGGTAATCAACGGCCGATTCAAGCGCGCCGATGATATCGTTGTTCGTCGCGGCGCCAAGCGTCCAAGGCGACGAAGCACCGGCGCCGCCGTTGTAATTGGCCGCGGTATCAAGCGCGCCCATGACGTGCTGATAGTGCGTCGAAGCCGCCTTTGCCGCGAACCGCTTGGCAACAAACTTTTCAAGTTCAATGCCGTTGTCCAAGCCGAGCTTGGCAACGCGACGGTCGGGAAGGTCGATTCGGCCGAGCTTGTATCGCTTGCATTCAAACGAGTTCGAATCCAGCGCGATTTCGAGGCCTTCGTATTCAGACCCTTCAAGCGAAGCCGGAACCAGCGCCGACGGCGTTGCCTGAAGGTCAAGCCCTGACCACGTTCGGTCAATCGGATATTCGCCTTCATGCGCGTCCATCGTGACGATTGGCGCAACCTGAACGGCTTTCTGCCATTCAAGCGACTGTTCAACGGCTTCATTGTAAAGGCCGCGAACAACAACAGTGTCAACGGGGCGCACGGTCGGTGCGCTACCGGAACCAATAGCGAGAGTCATGATTAGAGCCTCACAACGCTGTCAAACGTGACGTAGATTTCAAGGCCGTCGCCGGGGTTCGTCGATGGCGAACGCGCGATGCCGCAACTGTGGATAACGTCACCGGCAATGCCCAGCGCCGTCGGGTCAAACAGGGTGACTCCGCCAACGTCGGCCATCACACGGTCACCGACGGTGATGGGCGCGGCGCCAACCTGCTGGGTCCGCACAAGCCGACCGTCGCCGGAATCGGTAACAACCGCAATGTCATCGCCGGCCGCGTTGGTGTTCGTCACCGCAACGCCAAGCGGCGGCACAAGCGCCGAGCTTGCCGCGGTTACTTGGCCGGCGCCGTTGTATGCGACAACGGTGCCGGGAATGATCGGGCCGTCGGCATTTGCCGGGCGAGAAAGATAGGCCATCACTTCACCCCATTCAGCTGGGCCGAAGCGCGCTGTGCGGCCTCGGCAAATGTAATTTCGTTGCCATTCGCGGCGGCGGCGGCGCGAATCGAAAGCGCCAATTCACCGACGGTCTTGGCGGCCGGTGCCGAAACGCCGGCAATCCGGTCTTCGGCGGCCGGCCGTTCGGGAAGCGAATCAATGACGATGCCGAACGCTTCGGCGTCGCGAAGACGAAGCGACACAAGCCGGTCAACGTGGTCGTCCGGAACAACGCGCTTGTCGGCCAGTTGCGCAACTTCGGCGCGCGCATCGCGAACGGCAATTTCGCGTTCGAGCGCGGCAATGCGGTCGGCCATTTCGGCGCGGTATTCGTCACCGCATGCGGCTTCCATTTCGGCGGCCGGTTCTTCGGTGTCGGTCGCTTCGGTGTCGGCGGCCGGTTCTTCGGCGGCCGGTTCCTCGGTCGCCGGCATTTCGAGCTTTGCTTCAATGCGCGCAAGCATATCGGCAAGGCCCTGAATTGCCTGCATCATCATTTCAGGATTCATTCCGTCATCCTCGGAAAGAGTAATGCCAGCGAGCGCCGGCCGTTCGATTTGTCCGCGTTTCAAGTAAGGCACGGTTACAAGGCTCAATTCTTTGAGCACACAAGGCCACGTCTCACCGTGTTCGTCTTGCCAATCAAAGTCGGCACCAATTGAAACATACACGGCCGCTTTGCGATTGTCCATATCGGCACCGGCCGGCAACCATTCAACGCCGAGATAAAGCGCGCGGTCATGTTCCTGGTCAATGCCGAGTTCGGCCGCCTCAACCCGCGTCAACACACGGCCGCGACGCACAAGGCCAAGCGGCTCGCCGGTTCGGTCATGCTCCCTGATGACGGGGCACGAGAAAACCGCAAGGTAATCAAGGATTGATTTGGTCCAACAATCCCAATTGCCAGCGAAGTCGATTTGTTCGCCGTAATATTGGATTGACGAATCACCCAATGCCCAGAACCACGCAAGCGAATCGTCACCGGCGGCAACCTCTTTCAGTTCGACTTCAAGCACGTTGCCCCCATACAACAAGCCAACCGCAGCGGCATCGGTCCGGGCCGCCGGCACATTCCTTGTCTGGTAAGACCATTGCGCGGTAATCGTCCAACTGCGCCGGAATCGCGAACGTTGTGCCGTCATATTCGGCGCAATGCGCGCAACGGTTGCCGTCAAGCACCGATGTTCGCATCACTTCAGTGATTACCAAGTCACTGGTCGCCAAGTCACCGGCCGCCGCAACGCGGCCTTCGGATTCAATGGCATTGCCAACCGCGAGCGCCGGCCGCGCCAAGCCGCCGGACGTAATGCGCGACGTGAACCCCTCTTCGGTGCCGCCGGCCGTCCATGCGGTTTCAACTTCGCCTTGCACCCGGTTCGCGATTTCATCGGCCGCAATGTCAATGCGCGGACCGATGCGCGAAAGGATGGCGTCGGCCGACGGCATGCCGCCGGGGCCGGCGCCTTGATTCGGGCCGACCGTCGGCAAGCCGGCGCGGCGTTGCGCTCGCTGTTCAGCCTTTGCCCAACCTTCAACCGCCGACGCGAGCGTTGACGCGAATGACGACACGGCGTCACGATATTCGGCAAGGAATTCGTCATATACCGCCGCGTTTGCGTCCGGGTTCCAACCGTCGGCAACCGCGGACCATACCGCCGCGCGGTGACGCTCGGCAATTTCACCGATTGACGCCTCAACCCGCGAATCGAGCGCCGAGCGTTGCGCGTCATTCGATGCCCAAGCAACCGCGCATTCAACGCCGTCAAGCGGCCGCCAAGTCTGAAACGGCACGCCATCGGCGCCGATGACTTCAACACGGTCGGCAAGACAACATTCGCGCGCCTCGACACCGGCAAGCCGGTCTTCGGCCCAACGCCGCGCGGGGTTGCCACCCCACAAACCCCAAGCAATCCGGCCGGCCGACGGGAACCCCGGTTCACCGGGCCGGAACCCTTCGGCGTCGGTGTCGGATTCGTGCCGGTCAAAGTAGGCTTTGATCCGTTTGAGCGTATCAAGCGACACCGGCCGCCGATTCTTCAAGTCGCGCGCGCGCGCAACGCCGACTTCGGTGCCGCCGCGGCCATGTTCGCGGCGCCATGCAAGCGCCGTTTCGGCTTCGTCGGCCACACCCTTCGGCACCGGGAACGATTCATCGGCAAACGTCGCCGGCGCGGGTGCCGTGCGCGCTTCGTCGCGCGCTTCGCGCGGGTCAAGGCCAAGTTCTGCGCGCATTCGGTCTTCGTCGGCGGCTTGCCATGACACAAGGCCGGCCGCGGCCGCTTGCGCCAACATCGTGACGCGCTCGGCCGTGTTGGCCGATTCCTCGCCAATCGTCCGCAAGACCGGAACGCGGCCGGCATAACCGATGCGACGCGCAACCCATTCGCCAACGCGGCGGCCGAATTCGGCAAGCAGCAAGTCAAGTTGCGCGGTTGTCTGCCAACCGTCGGCCGCTTCAACTTGTTGGCCGAGCGCAAGCGAACCCCGCGACGAATAGCCAAGCGAATACAGCGCGCGGCCTAGCGCGTTGTCAATCTGTGCATCAAGGTATTCGAGCGCCGAGCGCGGGTCACCGGCCGCGCCGCCGGGGTATGACAAATCGACTTCATAGCCAGGCGGCATCAGCAACCACGGCGCCGCGCCGGACTGCCACGCTTCAAGCGTGTCAAGCATGCGGTCACGGTCGGCCGGGGTTTCGGCCATCGGCGCGGACACCTTCGCAACGCCGGCGCCGAAATAGCTGTTGCGCTCGGCCGCGGTTAGAAGCGAAATCCAACGCTCAACAATGAACACAAGCGGCCGAAGAATCGACACGCCTTCCCATTCGCCAGGGGCGCCGCCGTGCTTCAGATACACAAGACGGTCGGCCGGGATTTCGACATAACCCGTCGGCGTCGCTTGCGTCACCTTTGCGAGCCGTTGCCAAGTCGGCGGCGCGGCAACCCATGCCTGAACGCTTGAAGCGTGAACGGGGTACAGTTCAAGCCGAAGGCCATCAAGCGAAGCCGTCCGGCGCGGCGCGGCGTCCGGCGCGCGAACGAAGCGGCATTCGGCAAGATAGTGGCCGGCAAGATAGTATTCGGCCAAGTCGGCGCCGAGCGATGACCAACCGCCGATGTTGTTTTCGGCGTCGGTGAAGACTTCGGCAAGCAGCGCGTCGAGGTCTTCGCGAAACGCGGTTTCGCTTGGCCGTTCGTCTTCAAGCGGCGCGAATTCAATGGCCGCCGAACCGATTGCAAGCGCAAGGTCACGGCACCCAACGGCAACGCGAGGATGGCCGCGACGCATCCGGTCAAGCTGGCCAGCGCCGCCGCCGGTGCCACGAAGCGCGCCGGGGTATAGTTGCGGCGTCGGGTCGCGCGAAGGCACGGCATAACCGGCCGTTGACGAAGGCGACAACGCCGAACGCTTGTGTGCTCTATCGGTCAAACGATGACGCTCCGTTTTGCCGGCATTCGCAAACGTGCCGTTCCATTGTTGTCAAGCGGCTTGCGAACGTCAAGCCCTTGTTTCGTATACCAGCGCCACGCAAGCGCAAGCGCGCAAACGGCGTCATCGTGCGCGCCGGCCGGCGCCGAGTATCGAACGCCAAGCCGCGCGGGTTGATATTCGTAGATTTCAAGTTCATTGCGCAAGACGCCATCAATCAACCCGACCTTGTTGCGCTGAATGCCGGCGGC